CGGTCGGGCTTGGAAAGGGGGGGTCACCCCCCCTTTTGCCGGTCGGTCGGGCGGAAGACTCTACACCTTGTCCCCCTCGAACGCCCGGGTCCCTAGCGCCTTCCGGGTCCCTAGAGTGTCCCGGGTCCCTACGGGTCCCTTTGCGTCTCTGGGTCCCTTGTGTTACTGTGCGTTTGTGGGTCCCTTGGCGGATGTATCGACATGTCTGAGAAAACTCGCCGCAACATCGACGCGTATTACGCGGACATTTTTGACATAACCGAGATGCGGGATGATCCTGATAGTGGATTTTTGAGCACGCGCCAACATATTTTGCGGCTTCAAAATCCGACGCGCGGTGGTGTGAGTGGCGATCCGAACGTTTACATAGATCAGTTTTTCAATAACAGCCCGTATGTTACGCACCCTGAGGAAGGGTTTGTGGCGGATACGCGCCGACCCTCACAATCTGTTCCGGGGGCTTCTGTTTTAGAGCTTTGGGCTGGCGAGATGCGGGCTTTGTCGGAAAAGAAGATGCGGGAAGGTTTGTCGCCGCTAGAGGAAGAGCTTTTGCGGGCGTATCAGGATTATTTTACCAGTCGGACGGGGATGGCGGAAGGCGGGGAGGTTTTGGCACCTCCGCCGTATCGCAACCCGTTGTTTGGTCGCCGTGTTGACCGGTACATCCCTCCTGAGTTAAGGCAGGGGATTGGAGCGTTGTTGGCTGGCGCTGACATGTTGAACCCTGTGTCTGCGTACAGGGAGTATTTGAAGGATGTGCGTGAGGGTGATGTTGTTGGTGGCGTGATTAATACTGCTGGCTTTGTTGCCCCGGGTGTTGCGAGTGCTGTTGCTTCGAGGCTTGCTCGTCCTGCTATGTCTGCTGTTGCGCCGTATGGTGACGATGCGGCGAGGGTTTTGATGGAGATTTTGACTCCGACTGGTGCGCCGGACATTCAAGCTGCTGGCCGCAACGCTGCTCGTGGGATGTCTCGCCGTGAGTTTTTGGCTGGGTTAGGTGCTGCTGCTGCTACGCCTGCGTTGCCTGTTGACGAGATGTTGGAGGGTTTGGGTAGGGCTGGTGTGCGTGTAAAGGCTGGGAACTGGGTTGACGAGCTTGTCGGCATTTTGGATCGGCGTCGTGAGTTGATGGGCGAGTACGCGAAGGACTTTTCGAGGATCAGGTCAGAGGTGGGGCTTGGGGACTGGGCTAACAACGAAGGCCTTCGCCGCGAACTGATAACAAACCTTGAGAAAAGGTTTGAGCCGATGTTTGATGAGCTTGAGTCTGATTTCTTCAAGAAGATTTCGACGTCGAACATCGCTCAAGGGGATCTTGAGAGTTTGTCTGACGAGGTTCTTCAAGACCTAGCCGACACTGCTTTGCGGAGCCCGCTTGCTGAGGGGTCTGGTGGACCTGAGCTGGCTGAACGCATACGGGAGGTTTTGGCTTCTCGTAGGCCGCAGCCTGAGGTTGGCTCTATGTTGCCTGACGTGACATCGCGGATGGTTAGCGGTGGTGATGAGTTTAGGCGTGGTTTGGGCAGTTTTGACTTCCCTTCTCCTGAGGTTTCTCAGCGCACGCAGATTGCTGGGACGTTACCGACCTACAGGAAGGCATTGGAGGTTTTTGACGAGGTAGCTCCTGAGGGCGAGTCTTTGGACTATGGGGCTGGTCTTGGGAAGAGTTCTGAGTTGGGGTTTGACACGTTTGAGCCGTATGCTCGCGAGGGTTTTGAGCCGACTTATCGTTCTGCTTCGGAGATACCGGATGCGTCGTATGAGCGTGTAACGAACTTGAATGTGTTGAATGTTGTGGACCCTGAGGCACGTCGTGGGATTGTTTTGGACATTGGGCGGATTTTGAAGCCTGATGGTGTTGCGATCATTACGACTCGTGGCCGTGATGTTTTGAACGCGAAGGGTCGCCCCGGCCCTGAGGACATGTCGATTGTGACGAGTACTGGGACGTATCAGAAGGGCTTCACGCGCGCTGAGTTGGTTGACTACTTGCGTGGGACGTTAGGCGAGGGCTTTGAGGTCAACCCGTTGCAGTTGGGCCCCGCTGGGGCGACGGTTCGGAAGTTGCCTGTCCGCCCCGACTGACCCTTGCCCCCCTGCCCACAGTATGCTAAAACCCCCATACTTGTAGCATATGGAGGACAAGTCTGATGGCGCGGTATGTGGTGAGGTATGGTCAACCTTTTGAGGTTGAGTTGGGTGAGTTTAGTGAGATTGTTGGGCATTTGCGTGCGCGGCACTTGGCTCCGGGGACTTCGGAGGAGGCGTTTCGGAGGCGTGTAGCGATGGAGATGTGCGAGTGGAATGGTGGGGTTTACTATTTTGGGAGCAATGAGATGTTGGCATTGAGCATGATTGAGTTCGGTTTGTTGGAGAAGTTGTCAGCGTGAGGTGTGTGTGTTAGGTTGTTGGTGGCTGGCTGGCCTTTGAGCGGGGTGTTGAGATGGCTGTGAGGACTGGACCGCAACCGATGCCGGGGATGATGCCTCAGATGCCGGGGATTATGGGCGCTCCGATGGGTCCTCCTCCGGGCATGCCGGGGATGCCTCCGATGCCGGGTATGCCGCCTATGCAGCAACCGATGCCGATGCCTATAGGTGGCCCGATGGGTGGTCCTCCGCCTCAGGGTGGTCGTCCTGCGAGTTTGGGCACTTTGCCTGCGCCGAGCACGGCTGAGCAGCGTGCTGGTTTTGGCGCTGCGGTTGGGGCTGTTGCGAGTGGTCCTGTTATGGGGGCGATGCCTGCTGATGTGTTTGCGGGTGGGATTCCGGGTGGGATGATGGACGCGTCGATCCCGCGTCCTGTGGCTATGATGCGTGGGGGTGGTGCGGTTCAGTATATGCAGGAGGGTGGCCCTGCTGCTGATGTGAACCAGTTCCGGCCGAGGGAAGGTTTTAATCTTCGCGAGGTCATGCCTCAGCTTGGGTTGAATGTCGAGAATCCTGAGGATGTGAGCACTGCTGTTCAGTTGCTGTATGGCTCTGTTGGATCGAATGTTGACGTGAGGGACTGGAACAAGATTTTGTCGTCGAGTGATCCGCTGCGTGCGGCACAGGAGGCGACGCGTCAGATGTATTCGACGGGTGCTCCTATTGCGACTGACCCGAGGTTTTACAGTGACGGTCAGTACACGCCGACTTCTGTTGCGGGTGATTTTGACGTTACGGACGTTGCTGGCGGTTCTGGTCCGAGGCTTCAGATGTATGACAACCAGTTGATGGTTGTTGACGCTGCTGGTTTGCCGTTGACGGGTTTGACGCCTCAGAATGCTGCGTCTTTTGGTGTTACGCAGGATCAGATTGACGCTGCGATTGCTGCTGGCGCCATTAGCGGTGAGATGGTTGATCGGTTTCAGGGCGTTGGTTATCAGCCGTATGATGTTGGTAACTTGCTTGTTGACTACAGCGGGATGACTCGTGCGCGCCCTGCGGCGACTTCTGGCGTTTCTGGGGTGAGCGGTGGCGGTGGCGGTGGCGGTGGGATGGGTGGCGGTGCTCAGCAGGGTTATGTTGCTGAGCCTGTCCCTGTTAGTCAGCCGGGCGGTGGGATTATGAACGCGTTGCCGGGTGAGGTGATACAGACGGTTGCTGGTCCTATGATGGGTAGTGTGTATCAGCCTACTGTGAGCAACATTCCGGCGTTTGTGAGTGGTGCGAGTGACGTGTTTGGAACGCGTCCTGTGACGTATGTGACGAGTCCTCAGGCGACGATTAGGAGTAGGTTAGGTGAGATTGACTTGCCTGCTCGCCCTGAGAGCGTGAATGTTTTTGACTGGTTGCAGACGCCTGTCGCTGGCTTTGGGGGTACTCGGTGATGATGAACCGTGGCTTAGGCGAGATGTTTTACGGGCGTCGTCCGGTTCAGTATATGCAGACTGGCGGATTGAGCGGCTGGGGCACGATGGCTGAGGCCAACAAAGCTGCTGCTGCGACGCGTTCTACGAGCACTTCGGCGCAGACGACGCGAGAGCCTGCGTCTACGCGGACGACTACGGCTGCTACGCCTGCGCGGGGGGCTGCGCAGGTAACGCGTGAGCCTGTTGCGTTTGACTTTGGCAACGATGACGACGACACGCCGAATCTGGCGCGTGAGATAGAGCGTTCGCGCGTTGCTGAGCAGTTGGCGAATGCGGCGTTAGGTCGTGTGACTCCGGGCGGCATTGCGCCGAATGAGGCTGCGATCAGGTCTGCGATTCAAGGCGCTACTGGGTCTGCTGTGATGAGCCGTCCTGACGGCGGATTTGCGGGTGGCAGTTTGCCTGCTGCTCCTCCTGTTTCGAGTGGCCGTGGAACGATTCAGGCGACTGCTCCTGCCCCCGCTCCTGTTTCGACTGCTGGCTTGTCTCGCCCTGCCTATGGTGATGTTTCTCCTGCCTATGTCAGCCCTGTGAGGAGTCGTCCTGACATTACTTCTCTGATGGGGAATGTCCCGACTGCTGGCCTATCTCGTCCTGAGTATGGTGACGTTTACGGCTACATGCCTCCTGCTGTTCAAACGGGTGTTCAAACGTCTGTTGCTCCTCCTGCGCAGCCTGAACAGGGTGGCTTTTTTGACGGCCTTGGTCGGTTTTTTGGCGGGATGGCTGACGATATTGCGATGGGCTGGACGCTTCTGACGCAGGGTGAGGAAGGGTTTATCGAGAAGTATGGCGCTGATGCGCTGGCTGATTATCGGCGCCGTTCTGCTGAGACGATGGCTCGCAACGAGGCTGAGGCTGCTGCGCGAGACAGGGACGAGGATGTGTTTGAGGCCTGCCCTGAGGGCTTTGAGCGCGATCCTGTGACGCAGATGTGCGTTCCTGTTGCGGTGAAGACTGAGGAAGAGAAGCCTGAGGAAGAGACGAAGCCTGAGCCGACGCCTTCTTCTGCTGAGACGTTGCAGGATGTGATTAACCGGATCACGGTTGGCGGCGGTGGGACGCAGCCGATTGTGGCTGGTGGTGGTGGGCAGAATGTTCTGCCGAATGTGGACTTCTTCCGGCCCCAGTTTGGTCCGAGGCGGATGCAAGAGGGCGGTGCGGTTGATTATCGTGCGGCTGCGCGCGCTGCGGCTGAGCAGTTTGGCGTTCGGCCTGATTTGTACGAGCGGCTGATCTTGCGTGAGAGCAACTTCGACCCGATGGCGCGTAGTCCGAAGGGTGCGCTGGGCTTGGCGCAGGTGATGCCTGCGACTGCGCGAGATCCGGGTTTTGGTGTTACGCCTTTGGCCAATCCGATGGACCCGATTGAGAGCTTGCGGTTTGGCGCGGAGTATCTGAGTGCGCTGAAGCGTGAATTTGGCGGAGATGAGAGGAAGGCTGTTGCGGCGTATAATGCTGGTGTTGGTCGCGTGAGGAAGGCTGGCGGCGTTCCTGACATTCAGGAGACGCAGGATTATGTTGACTTCATTCTCAAGGGCCGTGGGCCTGTTACGGCACCTCCTCCGCGTCCTGCGAATCTTGCGCAAAAAGGGGGGGTACGACAGGCTGATGTCGCGCGTGCTGTAGAGGCATTGACGCCTGCGCGCCGTGCTCCTGTTGAGGCCCCTCCGATGCGTCCGCGTCCGACGATGACCAGTGCTGAGCGGATGTCACAGTTGCAGGGTGGGATGTCTGGGGACAGCTTGAGCCGTGCTGTTGACAGTGTGCTGTCCAGCTTGATGAGATGAATGAGCTTAGTGACTTAGGGAAACTTCTGAGTGCGGAGGAGCTACAGTCTGTAGCTCCCATGCTTGAGCGTTTGCAGGCTCTTGAGAGTCAGGAGGTCAAGCAGAAGGACTTCATGACTTTTGTGAAGCATGTTTGGCCCGGTTTCATTGAGGGCGAGCATCACCGTGTTTACGCGAAGAAGTTGCAGGAGGTTGCTGAGGGGAAGCTGAAGCGACTGATTGTGTGCATGCCTCCTCGGCATACGAAGTCTGAGTTTGCGAGTTTCTTGTTTCCTGCGTGGTTGATGGGTCGTGATCCGACGAAGAAGATCATTCAGGCGACGCACACTGCGGAGTTGGCTGTTGGCTTTGGTCGCAAGGTCAAGGGCTTGATTGAGAGCGACGAGTTTCGGGAGGTATTTCCGGGTGTCAAGTTGGCGTCGGATGCTAAGGCGAGTGGGCGTTGGAGCACTAATAAGAGAGGCGAGTATTATGCGGTCGGTGTTGGGGGCGCGTTGGCTGGTCGCGGTGCTGACTTGGCGATTATTGATGATCCGATTTCTGAACAGATGGCGTTGAGCCCGAGCGAGTTAGAGAAGGTTTACGAGTGGTACACGTCTGGTCCTCGGCAGCGTTTGCAGCCGGGCGGGGCGATTATCATTGTGATGACGCGCTGGTCTATCAAGGACTTGGTGTCGCGCGTGTTGCAGAAGCAGGCTGAGCGTGGGGCTGACAAGTGGGAGGTTGTTGAGTTCCCTGCGATCTTGCCGAGCGGCAAGCCTTTGTGGCCTGAGTACTGGAAGCTGGAGGAGTTGGAGTCTGTCAAGGCGACGATTCCTTTGGCGAAGTGGAATGCCCAGTACATGCAGAATCCGACCTCGGAAGAGGGCGCGATTATCAAGCGTGAGTGGTGGAAGCGTTGGGAGAAGGATGACCCTCCTGCTTGTGAGTATGTGATCCAGAGTTACGACACGGCGTTCAGTGTGAGCGAGCGTTCTGACATGAGCGCGATTTCGACGTGGGGGATTTTTCAGCCTGCTGACGAGGAGATAGGAATTATTCTGCTTGATGCGGTGAGTGGGCGGTGGGAGTTCCCTGAGTTGAAGGCTCAGGCGCGAGAGTTGTACGAGATCTACAAGCCCGACATGGTGTTGATTGAGCAGAAGGCGAGCGGTGCGCCATTGACGCAGGAGTTGCGTCGGATGGGGATACCTGTGACGCCGTTTACGCCGAGCCGTGGCGCGGACAAGATGACGCGTATGAACGCGTGTGCGCCGATGTTTGAGAGTGGCTTGGTGTGGGCACCTGAGGCGAACTTTGCGGACGAGATGATTGAGGAGTGCGCGGCGTTTCCGAACGGCGATCATGATGACTTGGCCGACACGATGACACAGGCTATACTGCGGTTTAGGCAAGGTGGCTTTGTTGTTGCGCCGAACGACTATCGTGACGACGAGGAAGAAATGATGTATCGTCGTCGCAAGCGTGTCTACTACTGAAGGGATGACGCGATGAAGCCTGAGAAGAAGCTATCGAAGCCGAAGGCTGCGATTGCGAGGTACAACGCGAAGAAGGCTGAGATGGCTGCTCAGGCTGAGAAGCGTGGTGAGATCAACATGCACAAGATTCTGGCCATGAAAGGGATCAGGAAATGAAGAGTAAGGGCAAGGCTACTTCTGGCACCCGTCGTGGCCATGGCGCGTATGGGCGTGAGTTGAGCAAGCAGCGCAAGCTGGATGAGGCTGTGATGCGGTTTCAGGGTGAGGACCTTGAGGCTGGCCGCTATGCTGATGAAATGATGGGCGGCGGCATGGTGAAGGGCTACGCCATGGGCGGCAAGGTCGGCGGATGCCGTGGCGGTGGCGCTGCTCTTCGCGGGACCAAGTTTCGCGGCGTGCTCTGATGGCTGAGAAGTGGATTCAGAAGGCCGTTGAGAAGCCCGGCTCTTTGCGCAAGGCTATGGGCGTGAAGAAGGGCGAGAAGATCCCCGCTGGGAAGCTCGCCGCTGCGGCCAAGAAACCCGGCAAGATGGGCAAGCGCGCCCGTCTTGCCCAGACCTTGAAGAAGATGGGCTGAGCCATGAAGATCGTCGTCGAGATAGATCCTTCTGAACTGTCGAAGGGCATCAATCAGGTGTCCTACACGGAGGGTGCCATTCTTGAGGTGCCTGACGAGGATGAGATGGAGGATCTGTTCGAGGACGAAGAGGAAGAAGACGAGGAGGAGGACGAGGACGAAGAGTTCGAGTGTCCTCCTGCTACTCAAGACCCTGAGATGAACGCGGAAAACCGGCAGTATGCTATCGACGAGTATAGCTACGGCCCTGCGATCAAGGGCTGGGAACAGAAGAACTCGAAGTGCGGCATTTGCGACTACTTCAACGTCAAGGCTGACATGATGTCGTGCATTTCGAGCGGCCTTGGCTTGGAAGATGGTGTTGGTTACTGTGAGCGCCTTGCGTTTGTGTGCTCCGCTGAGAACATCTGCAATGCCTATGAGCCCGGTGGACCCATTACCGACTATGATGACATGGACGATAATGAGGCCATCGAGGGTGGTATGAAGGATGTTTTCTGATTCTGTCAGAAAGAACGAGGTTGGGGCAGGGATGCTGGGTGTCTGCCAGCTTCCCCCTCCCAGAACTGGCGGTGCTTGCGTTCCTCTAAGCCTCCCCGAGTTGAACGCTCCCTGCCCCAACACCCTTTGGGAGATGAAGAATGGCGATTGAACCTGATGTTGGCCCCGGTGGCCTGCCCATGGAAGTGATCCAGAGACTCGTTGACGAGGCTCAGGGCGCTCCTGTGGATCTTGTTGAGTTGCCTGAGAGCCCGAATGTGCTCCAGATGGAAGACGGCAGTGCCATTGTGGGCGAGATCATGGACGAAGAGACCATGATTGACGTCCCGTTTGACGGCAATTTGGCTGATGCCGTTGACGACATGGACCTTGGCCGCATTGCGTCTGAGCTTGTGGGTCGCATTGAGGACGATCTTGCCTCTCGCGAGGAGTGGGAAGAGACGTATCGCGAGGGCCTGAACTATCTGGGCATGAAGTATGAGGAGCGCACGGAGCCTTTTGAGGGTTCGAGCGGCGTTGTTCACCCTGTTTTGGCCGAGGCTGTGACGCAGTTTCAGGCTCAGGCGTACAGGGAGTTGCTTCCGGCGGGTGGCCCGGTTCGTGTGGACGTTGTTGGCGCGCAGAGCGAGCAGCTTATGAAGCAGGCTGAGCGCGTCAAGGAGTACATGAACTACCAGATCACCTACGAGATGGAGGAGTATGATCCTGAGATGGATCAGATGCTCTTTTATCTCCCGATTGTGGGCTCGACGTTCAAGAAGGTGTACTTCGACCCGCTGAAAAACCGCGCGATGAGCAAGTTCGTGCATGCGGAAGACCTGATTGTGCCCTATGGGGCGACGGATTTGGTCACTGCGACGCGGATTACGCACCGGATCGTGATGGATGCGAACGAAATCCGCAAACTTCAGCTTGCTGGGTTCTACCGCGACATCGAATTGCCGACTTCGACCTATCCTGACGTCGATATGACGGGGGTGAAGGAGGCTGTGGACGACATTCAGGGCGTTTTGCCGGGGAATGCGTCAACTGACCTGACTATATACGAGGTTCACACCGATCTGGACCTCCCCGGGTTCGAGGATGTGGACGAAAATGGCGAAGAAACTGGCCTGAAGCTGCCGTACATCGTCACGATCCTTAAGGAGACGAACAAGGTCCTTGCGATCCGGCGAAATTACGAGGCTGAGGACGCTTTGCGGCGTCAAAACCAGTATTTCGTCCACTACAAGTTCCTCCCCGGCCTTGGTTTCTACGGCCTTGGGCTGACGCACATGATTGGTGGCCTTGCGAAGGCTTCCACGTCGCTCCTGAGGCAGCTTATCGACGCTGGGACGCTGTCCAACCTGCCCGGTGGCTTCAAGGCCAAGGGCGCGCGCATTGCGCAGGACGATACGCCAATCCAGCCGGGCGAGTTCCGCGATATTGACATCGTGAGCGGCGATCTGAGAGGCGCTCTGATGCCTCTGCCGTTTAAGGAGCCCTCTGCTACGCTCTACAACCTTCTCGGCACTCTTGTGGACGCTGGGCGGCGCTTTGCTGCCATGGCTGACATGAAGATTGGCGAGATGGGCGGCGAAACGCCTGTTGGCACGACCATGGCGATCATGGAGCGTGGCACGAAGGTGATGTCGGCGATCCACAAGCGGCTGCACTACTCGCAAAAGATCGAGTTCAAGCTGCTTGCGCGGATCTTCTCGAAGACCCTTGAGCCGTATCCCTACATGCCTTCGACGGAAGTTGGACCTGAGATCAAGGCTTCCGACTTTGATGGGCGTGTGGACGTTGTGCCGGTCAGCGACCCGAACATCTTCTCGATGGCTCAGCGGATTGCTCTGGCGCAGACCCAGTTGCAGCTTGTGCAGTCGAACCCGCAGATCCACGGAGGTCCGCAGGGCCTCTACATGGCCTACCGGAAGATGTACGAGGCTCTGGGGGTCAGCAACATCGACTCTATTCTGCCGCCTCCTCCGCGTCCGCAGCCGATGAATGCTGCGAAGGAGAACCAGATGGCGCTTCAGGGCGGGATGCTTCAGGCGTTCCCGCAGCAGGACCATCAGGCCCACATGACGGCGCATTTGGCGATGATGTCCACGCCTGCCGCGCAGATCAACCCGGCTGTGGTTGCGTCCTTGCAGGGGCACATTCAGGAGCACATTGGCATGCTTGCTGAGGGCATTGCCCAGCAGCAGGTTCTGGCCAAGTATCCGCCTGAGGTCGCTCAGAACCCGCAGGCGATGCCGATGATACAAGCTGAGATCGAGCGTGCGGCGGCGCAGATCATCGCGCAGCTTACGGAGCAGTTCACGCAGTCTGTGACGCCTGCTCAGCAGCAAGATCCGCTTGTGATGATCCGCCAGCAGGAACTGGCGATCAAGGAGCAGCAGATCCAGCAGGATGCGCAGGAAACGGCGATGAAGATGGCCGCTGACGCTGAGAAGGAGCGTAACAAGGTTCTTGTTGCCCAGCAGCGCATTGACCTGCAAGATGAGGCTACACAAAAACGAGCAGACGTCGCGAGGGAACGCATTCAGGCACAGAAAGACATTGCCCAGATGAATGCGAGAATGAGGGGAGCACGCTAATGGTTTCGTCCATCTACGCCAAAATCGCTGAGCTTATTCGTAGCGCCAAGAGGGAACGCCATGCCGCTGAAGAAGGGATCGAGCCAAAAAACGATCAGCAGCAACATCAGCAAGTTGCGGTCGGAGGGGTATCCGCAGGAGCAGTCAGTAGCGATAGCACTGTCCACAGCGGGGAAGTCCAAGCCCGAGGGCCGAAAGGCCGGTTCGCCCCGAAAAGCGCAGCCACGCCCGCAAAAGAAAATGGGCGGGGGAATCGTAAAAAGGTTCAGTAAGATCGCCAAGCCGCAGAGGTTTGAGGGCGTATTCTAAAAACGCCCATACCTTCTTGCATTCTCCGCAAGTTTGTATAGTTTGCTTGCGGGGGATGTATCATGGATGCGTTAAATCTGGCACAACACCTGTTGAAGACGCTGCGCGAGCGCAAGGCTCGCGTTGGCGAATCGCTATTGGCTGGCGGCGTGACATCCATGGAAGAGTACCGTTTCGTGATAGGCCAAATACGCGGCATGGCCTACGCGGAAGACGAAATACGCGCCGCGATGAAAGGCATGGAAGAGGAAGATGACTAAGAAGCTCTTCGTTCCTGACCACGTTATGCGCAAGATGGCGCAGCGTGAAGCAGGGGCAAGCAGACCACTGGATCTTGCCCTTGGCGTTGAAGATCAAGAGGAAAACAAGAACGAGAGCGATCCGTCGAAGTTTGATGGTTCGGTTCTGGACAGATTGCCGCAGCCAACAGGGTATCGGCTTCTCATCATCCCCTACTACCCTCCTGAGAAGACAAAGGGCGGCGTTTATATTCCCGATTCGACCCGAGAACGGGAGTCATTCGCCACTGTTGCGGCCTATGTTGTTCGCCTTGGCCCCGATGCGTACACCGACCCGAAGAAGTTTCCCTCTGGCCCATGGTGTCAGGATAAAACGTGGATTCTTATCGGAAGATATGCCGGAAGTCGGTTCAAAGTTGATGGATTGGAGGTAAGAATCATAAACGACGATAACGTCATCGCCACAATCCTTGACCCAACCGACATTTCGTATGTATAATGTGAAGCATGGAGAGCAGAATGGCTGAGGCCCAGAAATACGAAGTTGATGACGACGACGAGAATATCGTCGAGGTCGATGCTGGCGAGGAAGACGCTGGCCCGAAGTCTGTTGTCGATGAGGCTGACGACGACAGCGGCAGTGAGATCAGCAACTACAGCGAGAGCGTCCAGAAGCGCATCAACAAGCTGACGCAGAAGCGGCGTCAGGCGATTGAGGAAGCTCAGGCTGCGTATCAGTATGCACAGCAGGTTGCGGCTGAGAACGAGGCCATCAAGCGCAAGCTGGCGCAACTCGATCAGGGCTATGTGACCGAGTATGAGACGCGCGTGACGTCTCAGGAGATGCAGGCCAAGCGCGCGCTGGCCGAAGCGCATGAGGCTGGCGATTATGAGAAGATCGCCGACGCCCAGTCCGCGCTTGCGCAAATTGCTATCGAGAAGGAGCGTGTGCGCCTTCAGAAGGCTCGCTCTGAGCAGGAGCGCGCACAGGCGCAAGCCTACGCTCAACAGCAGACGCAGCGTCCTCAGCAGCCGCAACAGCAGGCC